ATCTTCCAACTGAATCACTACCATGGGCTTCCCCAATGCTTCCTGTGACATCTGCATCGATGACTGAGTTAGGAACTTCAGCAACAGGATTGTTAAAAGGTTCTTGGGTGATTGGATTCTTTAGAGACGGTTCGAATGGTCAAGATCCCATTATAATGGGTTCGATTCCTTCCATGTCTTCACTTGTAGATTATCAGCATGGCTTTACAGACCCTGAAAAAAGATATCCAGTGAACACAAAACTTGATATTGCTGAGACTCCATTAGCCGCTAAGAGTATTGATGAAGCCTATAAGAAAGCATTCTCTTATACGAAGAAAGTAGAATTAAGAGAAGCACATGATAAAGTTCCAACTGCAAATGCTGCTCATGAAGACAATTGGGTATTCCCAGACATCGATTCAGTTATTAAACCACAGTATCCTAAGAATCATGTCATTGCTTATGAGAAAGCGACAGATACTTTAGAAGATTCACACATTGTTGAATTCGATGTTACACCAGGACAGGAAAGAATCTCAACCATTCATAGAACTGGTACGTATAGAGAGATCACTCCAACTGGAGATGAGACAAGTGTTATTGTTGGAAATGATTTTCAAGTTGTTGTTAAGAATCAAAATGTAAATGTGATTGGTAATTGCAATCTCACAGTTGATGCCAACTGCTCCACATACATTAAAGGTGATTGGAATATTCAGGTTGATGGAAATGTGATAAAAAGAGTTGGAGGTTTCGAAGATATTGAGATCGGTGAACATCAAAGAGAAGTGATTACCAAGTATCTTTATCAAGAAACTAAAACTGGAACATGTACAGAGAAATATGGCGGCAATCAAACAACAACTGCTCCAAATATCTTACTCAATTAGTATAAATAGAATATATGGGTAATAAATTTTCAGATAACAACACGGGAAGGTCTTCGTTAACTTCTCGTAGAAGATTATACGCAGATCTGCCCCTGTCATTTACTGTTCACCCTAATACGCAAGATATCACAGCATTGAGTGACATCGATGCTGTGAAACAAGCGGTGAAGAACCTTGTATTAACAAACTTTACTGAGAGACCTTTTCAACCTAGAATAGGATCAAATATTACAGCACTGCTATTCGAGCCCGCTGACCCATTTACAGAAATGGCTATCAAGGATGAGGTTCTTAGAGTTTTGGATGAGTATGAACCAAGAGTGAATGGTGTTTTTGTTGAAGTGATTGATGAATCCGACCGCAATTCATATCAAATTAATATTCAATTCAATGTAATATTTTCTGACCAAAGAGAAGAAACTAATTTTTACCTCGAACGCACACGATAATGGCACAATTTAATGTAACAGAACTAGACTTTGATAAGATTAAAGAAAATCTTATCAGTTATTATAAAAATTATCCTGGTGGTAAATATAAAGACTTCGACTTCGAAGGTTCAGGTCTTAATATGATGATGGATATCCTGGCGCATAATACACACTATAATGCGATTACTGCTCATACTTCAATCAATGAGACATTCCTAGACTCTGCACAACTAAGATCAAATGTTGTATCCCGTGCTAAACTCTTGGGTTATACTCCAAATAGTATTAGATCTTCTAACTGCGGGCTCACATTAGAATTTAATGGATCAGTTAATGAATCTGAAGAAACATTCACACTTGATTCAGGAAAGAGAATCACAACGAGTCTTAATGGAAAGACATATACATTTATCACTGTTGAGGATTACACTACAACTTTAGTTGATGGAAAATATACATTCTCTAATATAGAATTCCACCAAGGGATTCTAAAGAGACAAAGGTTTATTGTACGAGACAATGCTGACAAAGGTCAGAAGTATGTATTGAAAGATAATACAGCAGATATATCTCATTTGAAAGTTAAAGTTTATGACAATGCTTCAAGTGATAGTTTTTCAATTTATACTAAGTTTAGCACATTCACTGACATAACAGATCAGAGTGAGATTTATTTTATCACAGAAAATCATGATGGAAATTATGAAGTAGAATTTGGTAACAATGTTTATGGAAAGAAACCGAGTGGTCAGAATATTATTGAACTTGAATATATAAGCACGTCTGGTGAAGAATCAAATGGTGCAACAACATTCACATGGGCATCGAGTAACCCCGCTCCAATCTCTATTACATTGGAATCGCGGGCGAGTGGAGGAGCAATCAAAGAAGACATTGAATCAATTCGTTTCAATGCACCTTTAACCTTTGCATCTCAAGAGAGAGCTGTTACGGTTGATGATTATGTTGCATTAATTAAAAGAGATTTCCCTGCAGCAAGTGTTGTATCTGTATGGGGCGGCCAAGATAATGATCCGCCACAATATGGTAAAGTTTTTATATCAGTAAAACCTAATTATGAAAATGTCTTAACTGACTTACAGAAAGATGAATTGAAGGCATTACTTTCTTCAAAAAATGTTGCATCAACTATTCCAGAGATCATTGATCCAGATTTCACATATTTATATTTTAATATATTCTTTAAATATAATTCAAATCAAACAGATCTAAGTAAATCTGATCTTGAAACACTTGTTAGAAATGAATTAATAAGTTATAACACAAGTGTTCTACAAAGTTTCAATACAGTGTTCCGTCACTCTAATTTCCTTAAAGCAATTGATAATGTGGAATCATCGATTCTTAGTACAACAACGAGAGTCTTCGCATATAAGAAAAAGAATTTGGCTGAGCTTGATACGATATCATCAGAATTCTCATTCGATTTTGAAATATATGGAGACATTGATGATTCAGAATCCTATATATCATCAGATCAATTTAAATATCAAGGTTACTCTGTTAGACTAGGTGATGAACCTTTATCAGATACTACTAGACAGATCTATGTATATAGAGTGGATAGTTCTGGGGCAGAGATAAAAATGATCAATGCTGTTGGGACTTTGACACCCAGCTCAGGAATACTTCGATTCAATCCTATACCAACTGATCAAGCCACAACAATTAAAATATATTGTGCGCCCGCATCAAATGATGTTGTTGCTAAGAGAAATAACTTGATTCAGATTGATTCCAATAGATCATCTATAACAGGTGATATTGATGCTGTTGCTGTTGGTGGAGCCGCTGGTGCAATTGATTACACAACATACAATAGACACTCTTAATGGATATTTCAATAGCAACTTCAAGACCCGCAACAACTGAGGCGAATACTGTCAACTCTTTGGTGCCCGGACACCTCAGAGAAGGTGCTGAAAACTTCATTGGCTTCCTTGAAGATTATTATTCTTACATGAACACAGATGGTTTACCATCACAGGAGATTAATAATATATTAACTGAGCAAGACATTGATCAAACTTCTACACAATACATGGATTTAATTCAGGCTGAGATTGCTAGGAATATTCCAAGAGCTGCAGCATTTGATAGAGTTTCCTTATACAAGAAAATTGTAAAATACTATCTCACTAAAGGTTCAGAAGATAGTATAATCAACTTCTTTAAAATCTTCTATGATGATGCTATCTCAATCCAATATCCAAGAGATTCACTGTTTAAACCATCTTCGGGTGATTATAATGGCAGTATATATAGAGATGTTAAAGGATTTGCTTCGAACACGGATGTTCTACAGGATAGTTATTTCTGGCAGGATTTCTCTTATGTGATTAACTCGTCAATCGCAGCCACTGAGTGGAAAAATGAATTTAATAAACTTGTACACCCCGCGGGCTTTAAATTCTTTGCCATACTTTCACTGCTGATAGTTCGAAGAAGTAATTGGATCGGGAGGTTTGTTAGATTTAACACCTTCTCTAGAAATTATGAATCAGCCTTGCCCGACAATTATAGAGACTTATATAAAACACGCAATTATAATGATCTAGATTGGTTGAAAGGTTTGACACCTCCACATAAATCCAGTGACATTGATAAATATAGTGATAATGTTGGGGATCATATGCCGATGTTTCAATATGGTCTATTGGGTAATATAGTCACACGAAATATCTTCGCTCTCAAAAAGTATGATGATGCGACATTCGATCGAATTGTAATACATATTATATATTATCTTTCTAACTTAGAATCTGATCAATATATAACAACAAGGAATGATTATCTTTCTAATCTGAAATTCCTCGATACAGATGGTATCAGTGAATATAAAAATACACCAATAGAATTCGGCCTTTCATTTAAACATAGTGATGTTAAGTTTCCTTTAACTGGTCCACTAGCTTATAGTAGTAATCATCTGGGTCGAGAAGGTGATTTCATAATTGATCAAAGTAGTTTAAATACAATAACATTGATACAAGAGGGTGGGAATCATTTAGTTAATAATTATGAGCGCCGCAAACTTTTCTCGAATATATCAAGTTTCATAACAACTATCGACACATCACCTCCTATCGGGATTACTACTATATCAGGTATCAATATAGTAACATTGCAACAAGACGATCAATTAATAACATTATAGTATAAATAACAATCATGGGTATTTTAATTTCAAATTTAAATAGTGTAACAAATATCACAAACAGTGATCGCTTTATTTTAGATCAATCTAATGAGACATCTAAAATCACGCTTGGAGATTTGTATACACACTTCGAACTAGCTGAAACCAATACAGATATCACACAATTGCGCACGGACATTGATGCGAATGTTGTTGAGCTCGCGCAGTTGCGTGCAGACATTGATGCAAATGATGTAGAGATCACACAGTTACAGGCAACTGATACTGCAACAGCTAATGCTACTATTGGTGATTATACTGTTATAGGTAATGTGAGTGGCGATGACGCGATACCTTCCACAGTTAATATCCTTGATGAAGATACATTGAATTCTAATAGTGGTACTAGTTTAGCTACTCAACGGAGTATCAAGCATTACATTGATACTGGGTATGCTTTACTTAATACAGCT